TACCTTTGTAAAATTAGGACTAAGTGGAACGTTGGGAGTCAAGCCGTTTAAATCTGCAACAAACTCATTATATAAATTTGCTCCAAATAATTGGACAAGATATTGCTTTTCATATTTCAGTATGTAAGATGTCAATTTTGACGTGCTATACATACCGGTTGAAAGGGCATACTTGTCTATGAAATCACTAGGTTGTAAAAACATTATTTACTTTTTTAATTTTCCATATTTTTGTCTTATGAAAGACTTAATGACTGCACCGGTTAATTTGTAAATCGTACCCTTGGGCAATTTTCTATTAGTGCCATTGGCTTCAAAAAGATAGGTTTCTTTATCGTTGATTTCAACTTCCAAAGTTACCTTACCATCTTTACTCTTTGAGTACTTACCATCAATGTGCTTTCCATCCCAGCTCACTTCAACGTTGCCCTCGGCATCTCGGTCAATATCTATATCAACTCGTTTAGTGTCTATCGAAATGTCAAGTTCCTTTTTGGCTTTAGACTTTCTTTTTGTTTTTCTTTCGGCACGTTTTTCTTGACGTTCTTCTTTACGCTCTTCTCGTGCTTTTTTGTTTTCTAATTTCTTCTTGTCCATGGTTTATAAATTTATAAATTAAGGTGCAGTGATAGCGAGGATATCAGTTGTTAAAGTCCCAACTACAAATGCAGGTTTTTGATTGTTCTTAATGTAAGAAACCAACCTTGCTTCTGCTAAAATTGTAATCATATTCTTTGTGAAATCATCTTGGTCAAGACCTACTGACATTGCGATATTGTCTCTGAATCTTACATTCAATTTTGACAAGTCTCCAACAACATATTTATCTTGAGCAATATATGTAGATGAAATCACTCTCATTCCTGCGATTCTCATTTCTCCAGATCCATCTTGCGTAGGCAAGTACATTGGATATGTGTACGTCAAATCAGTACCCTTTGTGATTTGCAATAAAGCAATATCTTGTGGGTTCATAATGATGTGTGTAGGAGTAAAATTTGCCGCTTCTATCTGAGCCATAACAATTCTTAATAAATCAGAAATGTTCGCACCCGGAACGCTTAAAGCAAATGGACCTGCACCGAATGCCGGCAATCCCATTGTAGCATCAAGAAGTCCTTTAATTTCGCCTACACCGTTACCGGTTAATAGCGCTTGTTCAACACCATCTTTTACTGATAACATTAAATCGTTGTTGATTTCTGCTCTGATAAAAGACAAATCTTCAATCATCTCTTTTGATACCTTAACATAACAAGCAATCTTTTTTACCTCTTCGCTTATTTCTTCCCAAGTTGGTTCGCCCTCAGTTTTTGGCTTGCTTTCTAATGTCCACCCTGCTGTTGAACCTGCAGTTTGTTGAACGTAAGTAACAAATTTGCCGGTAGTTGCACCGGTATTAGAGTTCTCAAGGATTCCGTATCTTTTACGAACTACCTCATCAACTTGAGTGTCAAAATCAGTTAAGGCATAATCGCCGGTGTAATCATTTGCAATCGTTGTAGTTTTAGTGTTTAAATTTACTTTTCCACCTTTCTCGACAGCTCCCTTGATTGCTTCTATGTTTTTAGCATAAACGTCAAACATTTTTTGACCTAAAGATTTTGGAGCATATTCAGACACACTTGCTTTTTCATTAAAGGACTCAAAACGGCCTTCAATTCTTGCGATTGCTTTTTCGATTTCTGCACTTTTTTCTTCCATTCCTTTTAAAGAATCGATTTGAGATTTCATCTCAGTTGTCGTTGCTTCTAGTTCTTCTTTTGTACTGAACGAAGCCGACTTTTCATTGAACACTTCATTGATTTTTTCAATGGCTTGTTCGGGGGTTAAATTTGTATCACTCACGTTTTCTGTTTTTTTGAGTTATTACTTATGATTGTAAACTTTTTACAACCTTATTCCAATCAAAATTTTCTACTATCTCAGTAGTTGGCTTGTTAAGATCTGGGTGACTTTTAGTAGTCGGCTCAGTTCTAGCAAGTAACACAAGTTGAGAGTTTAAAAACTTGATTTTCATTTCTATTTCGTGGAGTCTTTCATCGGTTCCACTTCCTATACTTAATGCCTTAATGCAGACATTTAGTTCGTCATTAATTTTTTCGATATAATCAGATTTGTCTTGACCTTTCATTTCTATTACCGGAGTAAACTCATTCGAGCCAAAAGTTACGGCCGAACCCTCCCAAAGTTTTACTTCTTTAATCTCATAAAATCCATTACTTTTCATAGTAGTGTCCTCAATCCATTTAGTCTTATCTGAAACGTATTCAAAGCCAATTGAATGTTCTCTGATTATTCCATCTTGATAATCTGCAAGGGCATCATCTCCGGCACTAGAACGGCCCAGCTCTCCGACTGCATATAGACCATAATCATCCTCGGCTAGTTCAACGAATTTTCCTATTTGTTGTTGCCAATCGTGATGTCTTAAAAATGCAATTTTTCTATTTGATTTTGATTTTACTCCACGTTCTCGGATAGATTTTTTAAATGCTCCCTTTCTGATTATGTCATTATCTGAATCCATTGTATCAAACTTAGATAAGTACAATGCTACTTGTCGACTATTTGTATCCAGATCCTTGACCTCAAGAGATTCTTTTGTATTATAAATGTTATTAATTTTCATATCAATATTCTTCGTTATCAAGACCGGTTACGTGCCGGATTTCTTCCGGAGTTAATTCAACACCAAGTGCCGCTATTTTCTCAAGTGTTTCTGCTTTAAGTTTAGTGACTTCGGCCTTATCTTTTTCATCTACTTGTAGAACCGGTAAGTGATGAAATTCTGCTTTTAAATAGTATTCGCTATCCAGTCCAAGTTGCTTCATTAAGGAGTTGTACATCGACTGCGTTTCCGGTATAATAGTATCGGTGTAAACCATACGAATAGAGTCCTTAACGTTGCTAAATGTAGCACCCTTTTCGGTACTGAATAAGTTAATTGAAAGGCCATAGGCATCTATTATTGCAATCTTATCTGCAGTAAGTTCTTCGAACAACATTAGGTCTTTTGTAGGAAATGACATCGGTTGCCAATTTACTTGGGATTCAGTTATCATTAATTCATCTTTGGACCTACGGTACCAATCTCGTCGAATCGTTTCCTTTTCTTCGGGAGTCATCGGAATAGCACCACCCATATCGTTACTCTGAGTTGATAGGATTCCTATTGAACCAATATTTTCTAGCAGGACATTTCTTTTATGATATTGTGCTTTGATATTTGACAACGGATATCTCAACGAGTCTATCCTAGAGATTGGCTTGACCAAATTCATTCCATCGTCGGTCGTAAAGTATAACATATCTTGCCACTCAATTGTCTCCTTACTATCATCGTCGTATGTAAACTTAAAGTTCGTGATGAGGTCTTCATTATCCATAGCGTTTAACTTCTTACCGGATAGATTAATTTGAATTTTATTAGCAGGAAGCGGAACGATTAGATTTCGTATATCAAAAGACCTTTTTGGGCAATAAGCAAAAGCATTTGAATAAAGCGCATCTTGTACTGATAAACTATAGATGACATCATTCCAGCTCTGCATCGCATTAGGATTTTGAAATAAATCTACGAGCCAATGGGATTCAACTTTTTCGCCATTCTTATCATACAAGCATGGTTTATTCGTTGACATCATTTCTGCTCTTTTATCAATGATTGCTCTCAGTTCTGGTATCTCAACAAAGAGTCTCCAAGCATCATTAGTATCAACCCAAACGGCTTCCTTTTTACCCCATACTTGATTAGCATACGGCATCCTACCGGTCACTTGATTTATAAATCTATTGGTGTACTCGTTACCGGTTTTAAATAGATTAGTGAGAAAATTTCCGTTCATAATAGATTCTTCATTGTGTAAAGTTAATGATTAATTTTGCAAATTCAAGTCAGTCCAGATCTAAACATTGATTGGGCGAATATTGAAAGACCGGCTAAACAATCCGGAGCGTCATCATTTTTATTCTTTCCATCTCTTGAATATGTCAATACTGACTGCATAAACAACTGAGAATCTCGGTCTTCGTTTTTAACAAAGGTTACTAAACTTTGAATCCAAGCCGAATTCATCAAAATTCTAGTTTCTTTATTACTAGTGTTATGTACTTGTAGGATTTTAGTGTTTGTCGTTTTCTGTAAATGTCTAGCGAACATTGCTCCCATACTATTTGATTCAACCCTGCAGTAACTTACACCCCATTTCTTCAACAGTTCTGAGCATAAAGGAATTGTTATATCGGTATTTTCACGAGTATATATGACATCGGCGAGATATACTTTACCGGATATCAAAAGGGCAACGGCCATAGCCGTATAGTCTTTACCTTGGTCCGCAACATCAATATAGGCCAATGCTCCTTGAACTTCAACATCTGCGTAAATCTTTTGGAATCTATCCGGTTCAATATAACTGATATCATTAAACAATCGGCCACCTACATCAACCGGTTCTTGCATATATTCAGCACTCCAGATCTCCGGTGCAGTTCGTTTCTTTTTAGATAGATATTCTTCGGTTGTCATTACTGAGTCGCAGAAAGTTTCATTCTCAGAATTTAATGCAGGAACGTTGATAATTTTCTCGTAAGTATTAGAGTCTATATTCTTGCCGATAACGTCTAATAACGACCACCTAGTGCCTATGTCTATTCTTGCACAACCGGATTCAAACCTTGAATCATGTGTTGCTTCTTTCCATTGAATTATCTTATCGTTAATTGTTGAACTCATAGCATCTTCCAACCCTCTATAAAGGTCATCGGTTATGCCTACCTTAGTCGCTCCAAAACCAATAATAGTTCCACCGACTCCGGCTCCAAAGTAACCTACCATTTTTGATTTATTTGTATTCCACCCACCTAGATTCTTTTTGTCATCTGATAGTTTTACATTAGGGAATACTTGTTGAAATTCTAAAGACTTAACTATGGCCCTAACATCATAACTGAATTTAACATATAGTGTCGCCGTACAAGTGTTTCTCATTACTGAATCAGTAGGGTTTCGGCCTATAGTCCAAGCACAGAACAAAGATGTTATGTACGACTTCCCAGCTCTCGGGGGCATACTGACCGCTAACGATTTAAGTTTACCCTCTTCAATATCTTGAAAGGCATCTGCAATTTCTTTTAAGAATATTCTCTTGCTAAAAAATGGCTCATCATAATATTTACAAAACTCCCAAAATTCTAAGTATGCGAGTCTTGCTCGGAACCCCTGCCGTATAAGATCTGGAGAAATGTTGAGGTCATTACTTATCATTCTTTTTATCCGAATTCAATATTTCTTTGATTTCTTCTGCAGTATATCCGGACAAGTCTAGCGTAGGCATTTGCGTTTCTTCTATTTGTTGAATAGGACTTCCATAAGCACTATCCATTAATGCTCTATACGCTCCGGTGTCCTCTTCTCGTGCTTTCTTAATTTGGCTCAGAGTGATTAAGTCCTCTTGAGTCATTGTTTCAATGTCTCCGGTTATTGGGTTCTTGACACTCTGTTCAGTTTGTAACCAAAATTGTGCTATCGTACTTCTATTCTTAGAACCTTTCGGACGACCTGCAGGGTTTCCGCTTTGTCCTTTTTTCCATGGTTTTTTTAAATTATCTTCATTCATCTTTTCTCGGTGTATTCTCGTTGTTGTTTGCTTCTTTTAGCAGAATCTTCATAGAGTCGCTTTTAACGTCTTTTACTGCTTTTAATTTCAACGAGTGATTGTTTACCTTACTAAGTTCGTCAAAATTTATTAAAGGGTTTCTAATTAGTGGTTGTTTAAAATGCTTTTTCCAATCAACTACGTGATGAGGTCTATTAAATCGTATTTTAGTTTCTGCATATTTTGGCCAGATCTCTTCAATACTTCTCGCCTTTAAAACTTTTTTTTCGTATGCATTACCTTTATATAATTCATCTTGATTACCACCTTTCATCTTTGTAGTTGTAGAGGTTTTATGAATCATCAGAGCATTAAACAATATAGTGCATAAGCCATTATGTAATACCTGCAGACATAAATCAACATCTTCATTATATTTCATTCTCCACCGGAACGGCATATCGTTCTTAATCAGTAGTGAGCTGTAGACATGTACATTCTTTACAAAGGGTTTTCTAGTGTTATCGGTTACAAACATAACATAGTTAAATCCTGCTATGCCGATATTCAAATACCTATCGGTAAACTCCTCAAGAATCTGAATACATTTAAGAGCATTTGCCGGTATTCTTTTGCCCTTGTATAATCTCCTAAACTTAGGAATGTTATCATCAAACACCCAATGTCTTTCGTGGCCGTTTTCAATAGAATGCTCCCAACAAAAATTTCTAGCCGGATAACTTCCTTGACCTAGATTAGCAAAGGGCAATTTTATTACGTTTTCTTTTCCTAGTGTTTCACAATACAATTCATACTCCTGAGGTTCAACTACAATCTTGAATGGTACCAGATCTTCAAGAAATAGTTTTGCAGTCATAGGGTTGTCATACCTACCTTTTGAAACTATATAAACCGGATATTTAGTCATCTAATCAAATTTTAATGATGATAGGTCTTGCCGTTCTACAAATGGGTGTCTAGTCATCCAAGCGTTTTGTTGCTTTTTAATAAACTGCAGTTTGTGAATCTCTGCAAATTCTTCTCGGTCCTCTTCGGTCTGGAACGATACCACTATTTTTAAAGGTGCTTCTTTATGCTCAAATTCCGGCATACCCACCCATTCATCATTTTCGTCACTCTGATTTACCTCATCTAAAATATCATTGTTTCCAAACTGCGGCACTTTAAAACCCCAATTATCAAGTTTTTCTGCTTCCATATTGTTAGCGACTGCATCCCAATCCCATTGCCCTGAATGTAAGTTGTCCTTGTAAATAAATTCATCTTTTTGTTCTGCAGTCAGTGAGCTGGCTTTAACGACCGGTATAGTTTTCATCTTTGCAGTTTGACACGCTCTCCACCTCTGATTCCCTCCGAGGATAATCATATTTTCGTCTATTACGATAGGTTTTATTTTTAGCATCCAAGGTGCCGTTTTTACTGATTCAACAAGTTTTTTAAAATCCTTGTCTTTAATTATTCTTGGATTGTCGGGATTTGGTTTTATCTTATTTATATCAATTTCGATAAACTCTATTTCATTTTGTTTCATAATTCAAAACTATGAAAAAAAATTAAACCGGTCAAAATTGGTGAAAGTCTAAATGTATTTTTATCAATTTTTCAATCATTTTATCGTGAACAACAAAAGATCTGGACAAGGCAAAATATTCATCCGTATCTTTAATACTCATCAAAGTATGTTCTTTTTTCTCCATCTCAATCACTAAATTATCCCACAACAAAACCTCTTCCATATCCGTAATTTTGTATACCATTACAATGTCTTGTGTTACTTTTCTCATTATTTTACTTTTTTTTGGCCGCCTCTACATCTCAGTGGTACCGGTCGCCATATGCTTCTCGGTTTTCCGATAGTCTTATACTAGAAAAGCACTAAAATCGCTTAGAACGGCTTATTTGGTGATGTACGAGGTTTTTAAACATTTCTATAAATTAGGTATTTTTTTCATATATTTGCCTTGATATTCGGCATACATGCAAACGTTCTCCGCAATATTATTAAGAGGGTTTCGACCCTCTTTTTTTATCTACAGCTCTTCGAAAGTTTGCAACATAATCTTTTAAATTTATTGTTGGTTTATAACCTAGTTTTTTGATTTCAGTTATATCGGCCAACGTAACTTTTGATTCGCCACGTCTAGCAGGAATATGTTGAACCTCATCACTAAACATTTTTGCTACTTCTAAAATTGAATAATTTTTACCGGTTCCGATATTAAATATTTCTCCGTAGTATTCTCCTTTTGCTAAAATCAACAATCCGTTTACTATGTCAGAAACGTTTGTAAAATCTCTGCGTTGTTCTCCAGATCCTACGATTGTCATTGGTTCTTTCTGCTTAAACGCTTCTTGATATATTCCTATGAGTGTTGGATAGTCTCCACTAATTGGTTGCCGGTCTCCGTAGACATTAAAAAATCTTGCTATGACTGTAGAAACATTGTATATTTCCGAATACATCATTAGAGTTTGTTCTCCGGTGTATTTGCTAAACGTATAGGGGTTCATTCGATTACCTCCGTATGTTGAACTACTTCCGGCAAAAACAATTTTAGCATTACACCTCCTTGCTAATTGACATATTGAGATAGTACCATGTATATTATGCCAAAAATATTTATCCGGTTTTTCAAATGATGGTTGTATTCGAGCCAATGCACCTAAATGATAAATAACATCAAAATTTAGATTTTTAAATCTATTTTCATTAATAAAATTAATGTCCTCGTAGATATAGACTAATCGGTCAAATGTTTCTTTGTTACTTAGTTCATTTTCAACTGAAGCACTATCACTAATCAGATTATCAAAAATGGTTATTTTATTTTTTTTGTCCTGCAGAAGTTTTTTGACTAAATGATAGCCAATAAAACCCAACCCACCGGTTACAAGTATTTTATTCATTACTCCAGTTATCAAGAACATTTTTAATTGTTTTACCAATATTATGCTCATCCATAATTCTTCGGAATTTTCTTGATTTAATATATTGCTCGCATATCTCAGTTGATACAATAATCATTTGCAATTCTGCTTGATTGTATTTTTTGTAACCTCTTTTTGCTAAGTATTTTCGAATCTTATTTTTTAGGTATTTCATTTTTTAGGTTTTAACAATTTACATTTATATTAAAACTAATTTAATAAATGCCGTTATTAAGACTATTCCAAGAACACGAATAAACGAATAGGATATTTCAGAATCGTTTACGGCCCATTCTCTGATTGTTTGAATTCGTACCCAAGGAAACAATGCCAATATAATTCTATCAAGCAGGAATACACTAAATATAATTGGAGACATTAAAACGCTTAATAAATAAAAGAAATGTTTTTTTTTCATAATGTATTTTTAAAGAGGGCCGAGGTTGGTTAAAATGAAATGGAGATTCGAAACACCAACCCCAGCTCTCAAACCTAAAGGTCAAATGTACAAATTTTTTCTGCAAACCAAAGCGAGTGTGTACGACCTTGTAATTTTTCTGATTTAATATCAACCCCATTCCATTTTACAAACCTTATAAACGATTGTATGTCCTTGTTAAGAGTGTTTGGGTACCACTTAATGCCTGCCTTGATTATTCCGTAATCATCATTGAAAGTAAATATGTTTTTTTTAAAGCCAAAAATTTGAATCAACTCTAATATTGAACGCTTTGTAGGATAACCATTTTCATATTGTACTTTCACGACCCTTAAAGATAATGAATAATTCATAACATATTTTCTGAGGTAAGGTGTTCTCAAAGTGTTCTTATTTTGTTCTTGCCCATAAATCCCACCTTTTTACCCATAAAAAAAACACCCCTTAATAGAGGTGTTTCGTTAAGATCTGGAGAAGTTACCTATCGAAATAAATAGTAATTATCT